GTATCACCCAGGGCGAACAGAGGGCCATAGGCTTCTCGGCCATAGGCTTCTAGGTCGCTGAAAGATATGCCTAGGTCGAGTGGACCTAGTTGTTCTCGTACCATGGAGCCGTCCAGCTGCACCCGGTAAGCATCCCAGTCCACCACATCAACTGCCACCAAAGCACCTTTGACATAATGGCCCAGGTAACAAGTGTCGACCACATACGTGATGCCTTTGACTACTACTTTATATCCCTCGATATATCTTGTTCTGGCTGTGTGCATTTGTCCGCCTTTATTTATACCCCCTGGATACGTTAGTGTATGCTCTAGGGATTACCTATATTACCACGGTTTATGTGATTAAAAGCCAACAATTTGGTGAAAAGCGCGTGAGAATATCTTTTTTGTCTATTTTTGACCAAAAATGCGTAATTTTGGGATTTTTAGCAGATCTGAAATATTGTTTTGGGCCACGGGAAGAGTGATTTTTGGACATTTCCGGCCGTAAAATAAACCGAATTCGTTTGTTTCGTGTTGAATTGTCGCTGTTGTGCACGAATTGGTAGCGAATTAAAATCGCGTAAGTATTTGAAATTATTCAGGAGTAGCGAAAGGTACGCATTTTTGGACAAAACCCCAGTTCGCTATAAATATATACGCGTATATCGCCATACTCAGGTTTGCCAATGGAAATCCGCCATTAAAAACATAATATAATATTATATATATATATTAATATTGAAATCATTTAAGAAATATAAGACATACAAGATATACTAGTAATATTATATAGTTACAAAGTCGCTTATTTTTATACTGTCGTACATAAAGCATGAAATAGATTTTAGGAATCTGGGTCTCTCTGCCCGTGGGGGAATGGCCCTCTGAGTGTTATAGTGAACTGTATACTGGATCGATTAGAGATGTGTAGCGAGCGTGTAATAGACGTGTATCGATAGAGGTTTTTGGTCGATACCTGGCGTAATTGGATTGAGAGGGCTTCTTGGCTTAATGGATTTTTGGGGCTAGGGGCTTAGGACGGAGTCTTGTGGAAGGCCCCGCAAACTTATGAGAAGATATCCTCATCTTCGACGATAACTTCCAGGGTAGCTTCCAGGGTAGCTTCCAGGGTAGCTTCCAGGGTAGCTTCCAGGGTAGCTTCCAGGGTAGCTTCCAGGGATGGTGCTAGAAGTTCGATTTCGTAGCCAAGGGCTTTGATGGGGGATAGGTCGTTAGTGACTAGCGTCTTTCGGCCTAGCAGCTTACAGAACTGTAGGGCCGTCTCATTAATTGGGTAGAATAGATCTCTGCCGTATGTGCTTTTAACTCTTAGTTGTAATTTGTTGTCCATAGCTACTCCGTTAAGTGCATGTCGCGCCTAGTCACACCATACGCTAGGTTGCTGTAATACTGGTCAAAGTCCTCACATTTTATGTAGGTCCCAGGTGCCACTTGAATGGCATACATGTTTGGACAGTACACTTGGCTTGAGCTCTCTTTCTTTTTAGCAGGCCCAACGCTCATGAATGCAAATACAAAGATGAAAGTTCCGATTAATATAGCAGTTTTCATAACAGAAAGCCTTGGAAAGTCTTTGGGCGTCCGCATTACTGCCACCTTTGATATACGAATTGGTTAGTGGTTCCGCAGTCTATGCCAAGGCGGTCATCCGTTAGTATACCGATTCGGCACTCTACAACTTGGGGCTGCATGCATCCACCATTTAAATTGGCCTGAGATATAGTCAATTCAGTTTCATAGGTAGCTGCGTTTGGAAGTGTAAAGCTTCCGGCGTGGTCGCAGTAGTTTCCAGTGAAGGTGCAATCATTGTTGATTATTATAGTGTCTGTGGTGGAATTTGAGTTGTACCAAGTACCCAAGTACTCTAGTGTGGAGCACGATCGCTGAGCTGTGGAAGCGGGCGCAGATCCCGAGCCACTTTGGCCGCAGGCCGTCAAAAATAGTGGGCTTATCATCCAGAAGATTATTAAAACTTGTTTCATGGTATATTCCCTCGGTATTCTACTAGTGTAATTATTAGTTAATATAATGATAACACATTGCAACATAAAACACAATTTTCTTGCCTTTTCGTATTATATTGAGCCGGTTTGACTGACGGGTGATGATAGTTAGCCTCGGGAGAAGCTGAATTTGAGGGATTTCTAGTGCCAAAAACTGCAATGGATTTGTCAGAAGAGCAAAAGGCGAAAGCCATAGAACTGGCTGTAGAAGGGGAATCCATAGGAAGTATCATAGAAATGATATGCGTATCTCCCTATAATTTTTGGCGTGCGAGGCAACATGACCCATTGTTCGCCAAACTTTTCGAACAGGCGCGTCAAGAGGGTTTGGAGCACATAGCGGACAATTTATTAACAGTACACGACGAATATGAAGATGTCCAGCGTGCCAGGCTGTTTTCGGATAACTCCAAGTGGCTGTTATCAAAGCGAAAACCGCAGATATATGGGGATAGGCTAGATGTCAATATCAGCCAAACAATAGATATTGGATCTGCACTTGCCGAAGCGAGAAAGCGTGCGCAACTTCCCGAGAGTCAGATCAAAGATGTAACACCTGACGCGATCGCCATTAGCTCAAATGAAGATGATGAGCAATAATCAACACATAGCGTTAAAGACTTTGGTACTGAACTATATACCACTAAAAGAACGAATGCCCCCAAAATTTTGCCTCGACCCTTTTTGTTTATGCCATCTCAATTTAAATTTAGGTAGGGGGGCGTGACCGGGGGGTGGGGTAAAATTTCGCTGGCTTTTCTCTTATAACGGTATGTTGAGCAGCCACTTATAAAATTTTAAAATTTTTATTTTTTTTAATCTATAGCAATACTTAACGCTATGTGTTATAGTATCTCCATGAGCTACAAACTAACTAAAGAAAAATACCTTAACGACGACGAATTAAACCGCTTGGTCCACATACTCACCAAGTTCCAAGAGTCCAATCCCCGCGACACAACTCTTATCTGGCTGGCGCTACATACTGGCGCCCGAGCTGGAGAAGTACTTGATGTCAGGCTCACGGATTTAGATCTAAGCCAAAAGTCCGTTTACATAAGAGGCACTAAGGGAAGCGACGACAGAGACATCCCGCTGCCACATTGGTTATTTAAAAAGTTATTAGCACTAATCCCTGGCCATGACGACCGGCTCTTCCCAATAAGCTATATCCGTTTCTCTCAGATATGGGGTGAATACCGTCCAGTCAAAAAGAAGCTCCACGCTCTCAGGCATACGTTCGCTGTTAATTTGTACAGGAAATCCAAGGACATCCGGCTTTTGCAATTGGCGCTTGGGCACAGAAATTGGAATAACACTATGATCTATGCTGCGTATCAGTATAAAACGGATGAGCTCAGACGCGTTTTAATGACCTAACCACGGAATGCCGCACTTAGCTAAACACTATATCTAGTGGTCGCACAAGCCGCAGGCGCTATATCTAGTGGTTCAGTCACACAAAACATCCCGAATCCAGTGGCCATCCAGTATTAGTACACTGCGTCATGCGCTCCATATAATGTTGCATGACACGCAACACATCCTTACCGTAAACCCCGGATGGTGTTTTGAGCGGCTGGGGGTTTAGGCCCTTGGCCGATTTTTCTTGTGCGGCTAAAATTGTGTAATTACATCGGGAAGTGTTATAAGTCTGTGGCTCGGGGTTTATTTAATACCGGATCAACAGCAATAGGGGGTCTCACATCATGGCAAAAAAACAGGTAATTGATAAGGCAGTATCCACGTCAAAGACGGAGCTAATGGAGTCTTGTCCAAGGTGCAATGGGAAAGATTTCTCTGTGGAGATTGACGGGGTGCAGCGAAGGTATTGCAGATCTTGCTCTCATGTCTGGGGTGCGATGTCAAAAGAGCAGCTCGAGATTCAGGCGATCAAGGGATTGGTAAGGGATCTTTATGCCCTTAAGGATAAGCTTTCAAAAGAGAATGACTTACTGAGGGACACATTGAAGGCGGCAAAGGTTTATGTCTTTGACGCCGAGATGGCAAGAACTGGGGTAACGACTTCTAAGATATGCCTAGATATTCAAAACGCACTAGCGGTTTCGGTCATAGTGGATACTGAGGTCAAACCATCTGAAGAAATTTTTTCTTAAGGGCGAGGGGCATGCAGGATCTGACGGATTTAAAAGTGGACTATGCCAGGCCGAACGCGCCCATGGTGGCAAAAGATGTGTATGTGGCTTTGCTAGTGGATAGGGCGTCTCTTAATGATTTTTATTCTCAAGATGTAGTAAGTGTTGCCGGGGCAAAGTTGTCGTTGGTTCAAGCTATGTATTTGAGGGATTGGCTCAATCAAGTGGAAGAGTATTTGATAGGCGTGGAGGTTAGTGGTGGATAGCGCAGAGGAAACAATGGGTACAGACGCGGCCATGAAAGCTGCCATGATGTTTGACCTGAATTATAAGCTGGCGACTACGCCGCTGAGTGATCTTAGGTCTGTCTTACATAAGTTTGTTGAAGATTTTGTTGGCCAGGCGTTTTTGATTTCGGATTTAAAAATGAAACTGAAAGCGATTGAACATGAACTTGAAGCAATTAAAACAGCGATTCGAGAACAAGCAGCAGTCAAATCCGAAGGGATCGAAGGCGGTCAATCCAGTCACGGGTCTACCGACACCCATAGTTGATGGGCCAAGAGTCCGGGTTAAGAGTCCATTCTTTAGGGACGGAACCGACACTATGGAGCGCGATCAGCTATTCCTTTTGAACAACGGAGGGATGGGGGATTACATATGCTGGCTTGTGGCGATAGAGTGGATTGCTAAAAATTACAATTTTTTAAGAGGCCACGTGATTGTGCCGCAGTGGTTTGTTTCAGTTGCGGCAAATGTGGTTAAGCGATATCCGAAATGGAAAGTTTACCATCAGATTCCAAGTCAGTTCTCGGACGGGTATGCAATTAAGCAGGCCCACATCCACCCTGTCAATGCAACGATGATGCACCTAGTGGACCTAGGATTTTTATATTATGCGGGCGTTAATCCGCCACCGATTGATTCTATGTTCTATCCGGTGCTTGATCTTAAAGATGTGTGGATGCCTAAAGAAGTTGAGGGCAAGGATTACATTGTTATGACGCCAGGGGCGACTAGCCCGTCAAGGACCATGACTGCCAAGGCGTTTAACGGGATCAAAGATTATATTCTTTCTATCGGATACATTCCGGTCTTTGTTGGGGTCACATCCATGAACAAAGGAAAGCGCAGGATCAATATCAGTGGGGATTATGATTTTAGCGGGGGCATAAGTTTGATTGATCGAACGACCACGATGCAAGCGGCGAAGGTGATGTCGGGTGCCAAGTGTGTGGTTGGGATTGATAACGGGCTTCTACATTTAGCTGCGACAACGGACGTCCCGATAGTGTTTGGGTATACTATAGTTGGCCCGCAGCACCGGCGCCCGTTTAGAAAAAACAACAATCTTGTGGAAGTTTATAACACCAAAGAGGAGCTTGCGTGTACCTTCTGCCAGGAGAATGTCCGATTTTTTTATGATCATGATTTTGAAAACTGTTTATATCAGGACTTTAAATGTTTAGAGCAGTTATCCGCCGAGGCATTTATAGAAGGAATTCAAGTGGCTATTAAGCAAGCGGAGACCATACAGGTAGTGACATAACTGTTATAAAATTAAATCGACGCAGATTAGTCATATACGGAGAGCCTTAGTGAAAGAAAAAATATACAAACTGGATTTTGAAAATTACATGCATTCAGATGTAGAGCTTGGAATAAAAGCATCTATAACAATGAAACTGTTAACAGCTTCAAGCGCTTTATATATAGGTAAGCCAGACGGAGAAGACTCGACTGGTAGAGCCAAGTTTAAACAAGCTACTCCAAAAGAAGTTGTGGCCTATGCCGTCGAAATGACTGAAGAGCTTTGCAGGACATTTGAGGAAAAGGGCTGGTTTTTAGAAAATCCTTTGCCAACTAAAGTGAAAAAGCACGTCGATTATAGGCACGATTATTAATCAGAAGGATGTTAATTAAGAGGTATTTAAATGGCAACACTTAAAGAATTAATCGATAAGCATGGGTTTGGCTAAATAATTGAAAGCTATTTTGATGAGAACTACATTCTAAAAACTCCTTGGCGTTTTATTGGGTATTTATAAATGAATAGAATGCTGACCTTTGTGATGTTAATTATTTTCGCGCCTTTTATTATGATTTTTATAATTGCGGAAGTGTTGTATATGTTCTTTCCGGAAGCGGTATATTTCTTTGGGAAAAAATAAATGCACCCACACTTTTTGAAAAAATTAGAACCTGCGAAATACGCATATGAGTGCCCAAAATGTGGTGCTAAACGAGGCGAGGCAACCGCTCCAAATGCATGGACTTATGTGGTTAGTTACTATTGCGGGCGTGAACTTATTATAATTCAAACGGGAATGGAGTTTAAATCGAAATGGACGGGGGAGTGCAAGAAATGACGGAGCTTAAAGATAAGTTTGAGATAGCTAAAATGTTTTTAGAAGCAAAGACGGCGTTTCTTGCTAAGGATGCAAAGGCGCTAGTGTTCGCTACCGATAACCTTTTAAAGAAGCTAGAAGAGAACACCACGGATATACCGCAAAAGGATGTCGACAAAATCATGTATTACAAGATGAAAGCTAGAGATTTTGAAAGAGAATCGGCGAGCTTATGAAACTTCAGACCGTGGTGTTTGACGGGTTCTTTAAAGATCCAGATGCGGTTATGGCGTTGTGCTCTGAGCGCCCGCTTATGAATTACCCGGCTAGTGACACGGTTATATATCCGGGGATAATACATCTGCCGGAAATTGTTATACAAGAAATTGATTCACAGTTTAAAAAAATATACGGAGATCTTTACGATCCACAGATGGTCTTCGGGAGGTACTCGCTGACTAATATGCAGCCGCCTAACTGGGCGCACTCCGATGGCAACATGGCTCAGATGCTGGGTCTTATATATTTGTTTGATGCGCCAGTGGGTAATGAATTCGGAACGCATCTGCTTAGGCATATTAGGACTGGCGCTGAGAATCACCCCAGATCTGCGGACGAGATGCAGACGCTTCTAAAAGATAGTAATGATAGGGATAAGTGGGAGAGCACGTTTTATTGCCCCGCTAAATTTAACAGGCTTTTAATTTTAAACTCGGACTACATTCATGCTGCGGGCAAAATCTTCGGTGATCAGAAACAAACGGGCAGACTAGTCATCAGTGTGTTTTTTAATTTAAAAGGGGCGGCCTTTGAAAAGAATACTTGAGCTAGAGTTGATGGCGTTTATTGATGAGAAGCTTAAAAACAATGGCGCTGCAAAAATGTGCGTGGATAACAAGCACCCATCAGTGCTGATGCGACTGGCTGCACAAGCCTGCATCGGAGTTAGGGAAGAGGGCGGAAACAACCGCGGCCCCATTGTTAGTCTCATCCAAGACACGGTTGGCGGCCCAGACCCGTGGCCGTGGTGCATGTCTTTTGTTCAAACATGTATCGCTTATGCGGAAATTAAAACTGGGATAGAGTCTAGGTTCCCGGTAACTGAGCACTGCATGACCGCATGGCATGCGGCAAAGGACGCGGATAAGACGGAAGTATTCCCGTGGGCCGGTGATGTAGCCATCTGGAACTATGCTGGAACAGACAAGGGGCACACAGGGATTGTAGACACTGTTTTTGTGGATAGGATGTTAACCATCGAGGGCAATACCTCTTCAGGAAAGTATGTGGACGGCAAAGTAGTTAGAGAGGGTGACGGGATATACTTCATGAACAGGCGTCTTAAGTCGGGCGACGTCATGCAGCTTGTTGGTTTTATTTCTCCGTTTAAAGATAAGTTTGGCTCGGGGTATTAGACTTTGGCAAAAACAAAAATAGAATCGCCATACTCGGTTGGGGATGAGCAAAAGCTAATGACGGAGATATGGAGTCAACGGGTTGCGGAAAACCCGGAAGCTTTTGTCATGTTCGTTTTCCCGTGGGGCCAAAAGGGTACGCCGCTTGAAACTTTCAAAGAGCCGCGTACGTGGCAAAAAGAAGAGCTTAGACGAATCACGCAGCACATAAAAGACAATAAAGAGCGCATCGCAAGAGGTGAGATGCCGCAGGTTTATAACAGCGCCACGTCTAGTGGACGGGGGGTTGGAAAGTCTGCGCTAACCTCGTGGCTCAACCTGTGGATGATGAGCTGCAATCTTGGATCAACAACGGTTGTTGCAGCCAACACAGAGCCGCAGCTTAAAAGCAGAACGTGGGCGGAGCTAGGTAAGTGGCATACGCTTGCGATCAATAGCCACTGGTTTGAGCGAACTACTTTGGCCCTCCGGCCCGCACCGTGGTTTGACGAGGCGCTAAAGTCGCAGCTTAAGATTGATACAGGGTACTACTATTCACAAGGTCAGGTGTGGTCTGAAGAGAACCCAGAGGGTTTTGCCGGGGTTCACAACCACAACGGGGTGCTTGTCATGTTTGATGAGGCCTCTGGTATACCAAAACCAATCTGGACCGTGACTAAAGGTTTCTTCACAGACCCGGTCTTACATAGATACTTTTTTTGTTTCAGTAATCCCCGTAGAAATGAGGGCGAGTTCTATGAGTGCTTTCATAAATCAAGAGAGTATTGGTACCGAAGAAACTTAGATTCAAGAGATGTTGAGGGAACCGACGTTGATATGCTCAATCAGCTTGTGCAGAAGTACGGCGAAGATTCAGATGAGGCTAGGATTGAAGTAAAGGGAGAGTTCCCGCGGCAGGGAGATAGGCAGTTCGTATCTAGAGAAGTTGTGGACGGAGCTCTAGATAGAGACATAGAAAAGGATGACTGGGCCGGGCTTGTCATGGGTGTGGACATCGCAAGGTTCGGTGATGACACGACGGTGATCAGGTTCAGACAAGGCCGGGATGCAAGGTCTATAGCGCCCATCAAGCTTAAGGGTAAGGACAATATGGAAGTGGCCAATGAGTGCTCATACTGGATTGACAAGTATGACCCGGATGCTGTGTGCATTGATGCGGGTAATGGCACCGGGGTGATAGATAGACTCAGAGAGATGGGGTACACGGTTAATGAGGTTTGGTTTGGGTCTAAGTCAGGTGAAGAGGAGTACTCAGATTTAAGGACAGATCTTTGGGCTAGAATGCGAGATTGGCTCGCTGGCGGTATGATAGATGCCGACAGAGATTTAGTGGATGATCTTGTTGGGCCGCAGTATGAGTTTGATAAGTATGACCGTATTAAGCTTGAGAGCAAAGAGAAGATGAAAAAGCGGGGGCTATCTTCGCCGGATAACGGGGACGCTTTATGCTGTACCTTTGCGGTTAAGGTGGCCAGAAGAGATAAGAGCACACACCGCAGGTCAAGGGGCGGGCATTCGGTCAAAGATCTAGACTATGATATTTTTGGCTGATACCTTTAACTGAAAAGTCTCTAGGGGGGCCTATGGGAAATAATTCTATTTTTGATGACATTGGTATCGGGGCCAGTGATTTGGGCTTAAGCCCAGATCCAGATAAGATTGCTCAGGAGCAAAGAGAAGCTGCACAAGCAGCGGAAGCGGCCAGGCAAACTGAAAAGAAAGCGGCAGAAGATCAGGCCGTAGCCGAACAGGGCGCCCAAATAAAAGAGCTGGCCCAGGACAGAAGATCAAGAACGCAGACCGTGCTTACTGGCAGTGCGGGACTAGATGATGAGGAGCTCACCACTAGTCGCAAAACTTTGCTAGGAAGCTAACTCTGTGTTTAAAGGCCATAAAGAAGCCGAGATAGCAAACGAGATATGCCTGATGTATGAGCAGGCATCCGGTACCCGTGGAACATGGGAGAGCCATTGGCAAGAGATTGCGGATAGGTTCTACCCCTTGGCTTCTGAGAACTTTCAAACCAGATACTCAACTCCGGGTAATAAGCGCAACAGAGAGATATATGATTCAACGGCAGTGATTGCGCTGAACCGTTTTGCTGCTATTTTAGATTCACTTCTTACGCCTAGAAATCAAACATGGCACACGCTAGTGCCTAACATAGATGAACTCAATCAGGATAGATTCGTCAGGCTGTGGTTTGATGACGTAAACCGAATGCTGTTTAAATACCGGTATGCTCCGGCGGCAAACTTCGCATCGCAAAATCAGATGAACTTTAAGTCTCTTGGCGCCTTCGGGACTAGCGGTCTTTTTATAGATCAGTTGATGAAAGAGTCTGGACTTAGATACAAAGAGTGCCACCTCGGCGGACTTTATATTTTTGAGAATCATCAGGGGCTAGTTGATAAGGTTATACGGCGCTTTTATTTAGACGCAAGGCAAGCTTATCAAAAATGGGGTGATGCACTTCCCGAGGGAATCATCGATGCTAAGAGCAAAAATGCTTTTCAACAGTTCGAGTTTTTGCATTACGTGTGTCCGCGGGAAGACATGGACACCGAGCGACTCGATCACAAGGGTATGCCTTTTGCCTCTTACTACGTTTCATCAGACGGAAAGAAGCTACTAGAGGAGGGCGGATACACTACGTTCCCTTTTGCCATCTCTAGATATGAGCAATCATCCGGGGAGATATATGGCCGGTCGCCTGCGATGGATGTTTTGCCCGCGGTTAAAACACTTAATGAGCAAAAGAAGACATTACTTAAGCAGGGTCACAGGACGGTAGATCCGGTTTTATTAGTACATGATGACGGTATTCTAGATTCTTTCTCTCTTAAGCCGGGTGCGGTTAACGCCGGTGGCGTGAGCAAAGATGGAAGGCCACTTGTCCATACGCTTCCGATCGGCAACGTAAGCGCCGGCAGGGATATGATGGAAGACGAAAGGGTCGTAGTTAACGACTCCTTTCTTGTGACTTTATTTCAGATATTAACTCAGAGCCCGCAGATGACAGCCACTGAAGTGCTTGAGAGAACAAGAGAGAGGGGCCTTTTATTAGCTCCGACCCTTGGAAGAATTCAGAGTGAAAGGCTTGGGCCTCAGATAGAGCGAGAGATTGACGTTCTATCAAGACAAGGTCTACTTCCACCTATGCCGGAAATATTAAGAGAAGCCGGGGCAGAATTTAAAGTGGAGTATAACTCGCCACTTTCAAGAGCCCAGAGAGCTGAAGAGGCTGCGGGGTTAATGCGCACGGTAGAGGCGGCCATGCAGGTGGTTAATATAACTCAGAACCCAGAGCCTCTAGATCATTTCAATTGGGACATAATACTTCCAGACCTTGCGGACATCAATGCGGTGCCGGCAAAGTGGCGAAAAGCAGAGAAAGAAATCAAAGCTATTCGAGAGGGAAGGGCTAAACAACAGCAACAACAACAGGTAATTGACGCCGCTCCGAGCTTAGCATCTATGGCAAAAACCGTGGGGCCAACTCAAGCGGGATAGGGTAGTAAGTGGACGTTAAGCAGCGAGTGCTTGACTTTCTGACAACCAGAAAGCGGGCTTATCAATTTACTTTTAAAGACGATGACGTAGACGCTAAAGCAGTCTTAAAGGACTTGGCTAAATTTTGTCGAGCCGATAAGTCCACATTTCATGAAGACCCAAGAGCGCACGCAGTGCTGGAGGGCCGGCGCGAAGTGTGGCTACGAATACAGAACTATCTACAATTAACCCCGGATCAGCTCTGGGAACTTTACCGCAAGGAGTGAACTAGAATGAGTGAAGCAGCAACAAGCGTGGCGCCGGCGGCGAATAGCGCGAGCACAACTGGACAAACATCGAGCCAAACAACTACAACCACTGCGGCCACTAGTGCGTCCGGAGCGACTAGCACAAGTGCAGCAAGCACTAGCTGGACGGACACACTAGCTCCAGATCTGAAAGAGTATGTGGGAAGCAAAGGGTTTAAAGATCCGTCAGCGGTTTTGGATAGCTATCGAAATCTGGAGAAGCTACGGGGTGTTCCGCAAGAGCGACTTCTTAAACTACCGGAGGCACCGGATGCGCCTGAGTGGGCGGAGGTTTATTCAAAGCTTGGTAAGCCGGAGAACCCGGACGGTTATGGCCTTCAGTCTTCGCCAAAGGGTGATGAGAACTTTTTGAAGTGGGCCAAAGAAACTTTCTACCAAAACAATTTGAACAAAGGCCAGGCGCAATCGCTTGTGCAGAAGTTTAATGAGTATGCTCAGCAGAAGGCTACGGCCATGCAGACCGAGTATGCCGAGAAGGTTAAGATGCAAGAGCTCAGTCTTAAGAAAGAGTGGGGATCTGCGTATGAGCAAAACATGGCAAAAGCCAGAGTGGCGGCAAAGCAGTTCGGCGTCCCTGGCGAAGCGCTTGACGCCCTTGAGAAGGCTATGGGGTATGACGGGGTCATGAAGTTTTTTAATAAAGTTAGTAGTTCCATGGGTGAGTCGACGTATCATGGCGGACAGCAAACAGCGGGCTTTGGCCCAGAAGGGGGGGCTTTAACCCCGGCGGATGCTAGATCTAAGATTGAGGCGCTTAAGAAAGACCAGAGTTTTGTCGACAGGTACACAAAGGGTGATGTTAAGGCTAGAGAACAACTGACTAGACTTCACCAAATGGCATATGATGTTTGACAACTAAAATTGTATGAGGCTACCATAGCCTCATGCTCTGTCGACAACCCTTACCTAGTGAGGGCCGAATTGACAGCCGGATAAAGACGGCAGCTTGCCTCGGTGAAAGAGGTATGAAGCCGGCCCTGTAGTTTACAGACAAGCCCTTCGAAGAATCACAAATTTTTTTGTAATTTAACAGGGGGTATTCGAATGTCTGTGAACATTCCAACACATTACGCGCAGCAGTTTGCCACAAACATTCAGCTGCTTCTTCAGCAAAAGGGGTCTAAGTTACGCCCTTTTGTAACAAGCGACACTTACATTGGTGAACAAGCTTCTCCAGTAGATCAGATCGGCGCTGTAGAAATGCAGGCAGTCACTGGCAGATTCGAGGCCATGGGCCGAGTTGACGCAGCTACTGACAGACGCTGGGTTTTGCCAACTGACTGGGATCTTCCGCAATTGATTGACAGCTTTGATAAGCTCCGTCTTTTGACTGATCCAGAAAGTGCATACGTTCAGAACGCGGTTTTCGCAGCCGGCAGAAAGATGGATGATCTTATCATTGAGGCTTTCTTCGGAACGGCAAAGACTGGTAAGTCTGGCAGCACTAACACATCACATTCTAATGACGTGACAGTAGCGTATGGCGCTTCTGGCAACGTAGGCTTGACAGTTACTAAACTTAGGCGCGCGCTTAAGCTTTTAAAAGCTGCCGAGGTTGATGTTGATATGGACCCGATCACTTGTGTGATTACAGCTCAGCAAGAGTTTGACTTGCTAGCAGAAGCGCAGGTCATAAGCCTAGACTACAATGAGAAGCCAGTCTTGGTTGATGGGAAATTAACGAAGTTTTTGGGAATGAATTTCATTCACTGTGAGAGACTAGACGTCGATGGCAGTGGCTACAGACGTGTACCGGTTTTCGCTAAGTCTGGAATGCACCTAGGTCTTTGGAATGATATTACTACAGATGTTTCACAACGTAAGGATCTTAAAGGTTTGCCGTTTCAGGTTTATGTCTACATGACAGCCGGTGCGACTCGCCTAGAAGAGAACAAAGTTGTTGAAATTGAGTGCGCAGAATAATAGGGGGTTTTCATGGCAACGGTATCATTGTATTCGACTCAGATCACAAACCGGGACGCATCTCCCAGGGTTCTGAATAACTCACGCATATCAAAAGGTGCTTTGCAATCATCCATGGGGGTTGTTGAAACTTCCGCAGCGGATGACATTGGTTCTAAGTACGTAATGTGCTCAGTGCCGTCAAACGCTAGGATGTCTCAGCTTCTTTTGTCTTCTGATGATTTAGGCTCAGTGGGCGCGGTGAACATCGGTCTCTATCAAACAACCGCTAATGGCGGCGCCGAGGTAGATGCTGACTTCTTTGCAAGCGCTCAGGTGTTAACCACTGCAATATCTAACACAGATGTGCTTGGTGAAGCAGTTGGAGCTAACGCATCGCTTGACGTGTCTGAGAGAGAAATGCCGATATGGCAGGCGATAGGTTTGACAGCGGATTCAAAGATTGACTACGACATTGTGCTCACGGTTTCTCAAGCCACAGAGCTTGCGGGCAGTGTAGCGCTAGAGGCAATCTACGTTCTTTAATTTTAAATGATGGCTGCGCGTCTAAGTCCACTTTAGGCGCGTGGCTACGTTCATGGGGGTTCTATGGCAGATAGGTTTTATGGCCTTGATAGGGGCGAAACTGAAGCTGACACCGCAGATGCGCTATCTTCACCGACGAAAGACGTCGAGGTTGTAGTTGATCTTGCGGTTAGTTTAACAAAGAACGAAGTGCTGCTAGCTTTAGAGATGATCAAAAATCACATTCTTAAGTCTAACTGGCCACCGGCTGACTCGTAGGGGGTTCATATGAGTGGGCACGCACAGGCCATTGCTCTTCTAACTGACAAGGACTCACTAACTGAAGACGCATGGCAGACATGGGCTGGCGGCAGAAGTGTGTTAGTGGTCGAAGCGTCTTCGTTTCCGACTACGCTCCAGCTTCAGCTTTTAAGTCCTAACGGTACGGCGATCAACGTCGGATCTAACATAACGGCCAACGGCGTAATTAGTTATGATCTTCCGGCTGGATCTTACAGAATGAATCTTAATGGGGGCACGGCTACAAACGTCCATGTGACGTTATGCCGAGTTATGTATTAAAGGAGTTTAAGTGGCGAGCAAAGTAGAAATAGCCAACCGGGCTTTGCAGTTGCTTGGCGCTAAACGGATTACTAGCATCACCGAAGACTCTAGAAACGCAAGGTCAATAGATGCTGCGTTTGAAGTTATAAAGCAAGCTGAGCTCAGAAAGCATCCATGGAACTGCGCCATTAAGCGGACGCAGTTGGCTGCCGACAGCACCGCTCCGACGTTTGGTAAAAGCAATTACTTTCAGCTTCCAAGTGATTGTCTGCGCATACTTGCGCCAGATCCCGAATACAATTTCAATGATCTAGACTGGCAGATAGAGGGCAGAAAGATTGCAACCAATGACACTGCTCCGCTCAATCTTAGATACATTTATGACGTAGATGACGTCAATGAGATGGACGTCTTGTTGAGAGAGACGATATCTGCAAAGCTTGCCGAGGCGCTCTGCGAAGAGATAACCCAGTCGAACCAGAAAAAAGCAGATGCGCAGAGCGCGTATAAAGAAGCGGTGGCCGAAGCTAAGCGCGCCAATGCGATTGAACGCGTGGCAGCTCAGCCGCCCGAAGACGTTTGGGTGACAGCGAGGAGTTGATGCGTGCCAAAAGTTTCACCGATACAAAACAATTTTGGCGCAGGGGAGATTAGTCCGCTACTTAAAGGCCGAGTCGATATTGATAGATATCCGCAAGCCCTAGAGACGTGTCTTAATTTTATTCCCACGGTACAGGGCGGGCTGATTAGGCGCTCAGGTACAGAGTTTATATCTGAAGTTAAAACGAGCGCAAAGGCCACTAGGCTAGTTCGATTCGAGTTCTCAACAACTCAAGCCTACATATTGGAGTTCGGTGATCAATACATAAGATTCTACAGAAACTATGGGCAGATACAAACGGCAGGGAATGCGTATGAATTGACAAGCCCATACCTAGAGGCCGATCTTTTTGAGCTTAACTTTGCTCAGAGCGCGGACGTTTTATACATAGTGCATGCGGATTACGCTCCAAGGAAACTATCTAGAACCGGGCACACCGCGTGGACACTCGCTACTATTATTTTTGCTGAGGGGCCGTACCTTCCGGTCAATATCACAACCACAACATTAACGCCGTCCGCAGCCACCGGAACTATAACTCTTACAGCATCCTCGGTGACGGGGATCAACAATGATACGGGGTTTCAGACTACAGATGTTGGCCGATTGATCAGGCTACTAGAGGGCACGCAGTGGGGCTGGGTGCAGATACTATCTAGATCAAGCACAACAGAGGTGTCGGCCTTTGTGGTGTGGACACTTGTAAACACTAGCCCAAAAACAAATTGGCGTATGGGGTTGTGGTCTGGCACAACCGGCTATCCATCTAACGTAGTTTTTCATGAGGATAGATTGTCGTTTGCGGGAACTCCAGAAGCTCCGCAGAGAATCGATATGAGCCGCAGTGGGGACTATCAAACTTTCTCGCCCACGGATGCCGACGGAACGGTGGCAGATAGTCATGCGTTAAGTTTCACATTTAACTCAACCGACGTTAACGTAATACGCTGGCAGCTCTCAGACGAGAAGGGTCTTATGGTCGGGACTGTTGGCGGCGAGTGGATAGTAAGACCATCAAGTCAGTCGGAAGCTTTGACCCCAACGAATATAACTGCCAAGCGTTCTACCACCTATGGAAGTGCCAACCTTCAGGCTATTCAAGTCGGTAAGGCGGGGTTGTTTGTACAAAGGGCCGGCAGAAAAATAAGAGAAATATCTTACTACTATGAGGTGGATGGGTTTAGGGCGCCGGATCTTACCATTCTGTCGGAGCATATAACGGCTACTGGCATCAAAGAAATGGCGCACCAAAAAGAGCCGCAGCCAATCCTATGGGCTGTAAGAAATGACGGGGCGCTTCTAGGGCTCACTTATGAGCGGGATGTTGACGCTTTTAAAGTGGGCTGGCATCGGCATTGGGTGGGCGGGGTTAGTGATGCTGCGGGCTCGCCGGCTGAGGTTGAGAGCATAGCGGTCATACCGTCGCAGGACGGCGAGAGAGAAGATCTATGGATGGTGGTTAAGCGCCGTATAAACGGGGGCACCGAGCGGTATATTGAGTACATGACTATGCTGTTCGATGATGAGACTGAGCAGAAGGATGCGTTCTTTGTAGACTGCGGGCTCACGTATGATGACCCTAAAACCATAACCGGAATTTCAAAAGCGGACCCATGCGTAATAACTGCCGCCAACACTTTCAGCAACGGGGACAAGATTCTTGTCACGGGCGTAACCGGCATGACAGCAGTTAACGGCGAAAGCTACCTTGTGCAGAGTGCGTCCACCGCATCATTTCAAATAACAGACCTAAGCGGGGATGCAATAGACTCATCCGCGTTTGACGCTTACGTATCTGGCGGAGAAGTAAGAAAGTATGTGAGCACTATCTCTGGGCTCACGCATTTAGAGGGCGAAGTTGTGGATCTTTTGGCAGATGGCGCCGTTCAGCCCAGTAAGACTGTAAGCTCAGGGAGCATTACCTTGACCACATCCGCCACGACTGTGCACATAGGATATGGATACGAGAGCGACATGAAGATGCTCAGGCTTAACGCCGGGGCGGCTGATGGTACAGCACTAGGTAAGACGCAAAGAATACACCGGGTTTCGATCATGCTTCATAGGACTTTAGGACTAAAAATGGGTATGTCATTTGATGACATGGACACCCTAATTTTTAGAACTGGCGCAGATGCATTGACCAGGGCGCCGGCGCTGTTCACCGGTATTAGGCAAGAGACTATTGATGGTGATTACAATACTGAGAACCAAATTTGTTTAAGGCAAGACCAACCACTTCCGTGCATGATACTGGCAGTTATGCCGCAGATGCACACGCAGGACAGGTAATGGCAGAGGTTGTTAAGTTCAAAAAAGAGCATCTTAAGAATCTTGATGAGCACGTCTTCGGGATTTCTGTCAAAGAGAACATGTCTGAGGCGATGCTCAAAATACTAGAGAAGAGAGAGCACTGCTATTCGATATTAAAAGGTGAGACGGTGCTCGGCTGCGTAGGGGTCACAGAGTTCTGGCAGGATAGGGCGGAGGTGTGGGCCATACTTAAGAAAGATATGGGCATGGACTTCATAGAGGTTAACTCTGCATGCAAGAAACTTGTGGCTGGGCTTCCAATGAAAAGACTTGAGGCCGTGGTTAACGCAGACTTTGAAGCGGGTATCCGGTGGATGCGTGCACTCGGGTTTAGACTCGAGTCCGCTAGAATGAAAAATTACGGAAGAGACGGCAAAGACTGTATGCTCTTTGCTAAGGTGAAAGACGCATGATCAAAATTAGGCGGGCAAGTAGAGAAGACATTCCGTGGATACTTGTTCAGTTAGTGGACTTCTCTAAGTTCTTTGGTACAAAGAAAAAACTCTTTGGGTCAGCTAACTACTGCGCCGAGTATGTGCAGAATGTTGTGGATACTCAGTTCATGTTGGTCTCTGAGAATAAAGAAGAGAGAACCGGATTCATTGCTGGGCTCATTTTAAACCACCCATTCAATCCAGATATAAAAGTTCTCCAAGAGCTTTGGTGGTGGGTGCCAGAGGTCCACCGGGGCGGGCGCTCGGGGCTCATGTTGTTCAAACAATTTGAAGAGTACGGGAATAGGCACTGCGACTGGACGTTATTTACACTAGAGCACGAGAGCCCGGTATCGGATAGAGTGTTAATTAAGAACGGATTTAAGCAAAAAGAAATAACATATATGAAGGAGTCGTCATGGCAGCAGTAACGGCGGTTGCAGTCGCGGGCGCTGGCGCATTAATGAGTTCCTACTCCATGGCTGCGCAGGGTAATTCTGAAGAAATCTCGGCAAACTATAACGCCATGGTAAACGAGCAGAACGCTCGGCGGGCCATGGAGCAAGCACGGGAAGATGAGAAGCAGTTTCGATTGTCTGTTCGAAGAGAACAGGGGGCGAACATTGCGGCCATTAGCGCCTCTGGGATTATACTTGAGGGCTCGCCGATTGAAGTACTACGAGACAACGCAAGAAAAGCATCGGAAGATGCAATACAGATTAGAATGGGCGGTATATCTCAAAGAGATACCCACCTACAAGAGGCGCAGTTTAGTAGGAACTCTGGCGCGAGCAGGCAGCGTGCTGCAAACATCGGGGCTGCGGCCAGCTTCTTACAAGGTGCTGGCAATGCCGCTGGCAAACTTTAACGGAGCAAAACAGCTATGCCAGTAATCAAAGAATATCAAAGACAGTTTAGACACAATGACGGAGCTCCTCAGCTTCGCCTGCGAACTGCCGATGATTTTGGCGGGACCGAGGCCAGGGCGCTTGGGCAAATTGGTCAAGCGGTATCAGCTGTTGGGGATGCGGTCTACCGAGTGGCGGAGCAGCAGGAGCTCAGTGACTTAAACGCCAAGCTCAGTAAAGCACAAGCGGACAATTCGATTGAGTTTCAAAACGTAGTTAAGAACACAAAGCCTGGCGACAAAGTGGCTTTTGAAGAGTTCGAGAAGAGAGCTGATGAGAGACTTGCCGAGATAAGAGACGGGGTATCCACTCCAGCCGGAAGAAACTATTTTTCTGGCGCCACCACTAAAATGAAGACGCAGTTGGTGATGAGTTCTGCTCAAGCGCAAGCGGATCTTGATGGCGAGAAGGCTGTCATGGATTACTCTTCTGCAAAGAATGACCTTACCGCCGGACTAATCGCAGACCCGAGTTCTCTTGCTCTGAGCCGAGAGCTCCACGCGCAGGGGCTTGATAACTTAGTGTCCGCGGGTATGCTGCCGGCTGCTCAGGCGGAGAAGTTAAAGCTTACCGGGGACCAAGATCTAGTTAAGTCATCAGTGCGCGGATGGATAAAACTTAACCCCGCGTATGCAAAGCAAAAGCTTGAGGCCGGCGAGTTTGATAAGGAACTAGGGGGCGAGCAAAAGCTACAGCTCTATTCTGAAGTGGATCAAGCGGTAAGAGCTAGAGAGATTGAGCAAGATCGAATGCGCAGGCGCCAGCAAGAGATGCTTGCGCAGGAGCAGCTTAACACCCAGAACAAATTCTTAAGAGATATGACAGAGGGTAATCTTTCCTCTGAGCAGATCTTATCATCAAACCTATCCGCCTTTGGCTCTGGTTCTAAAGAGCAGTTCTTAAACATGGTCAAAAGAGTTAATGATTCTGGCGGTAGACTTCAGACTCAGCCAAACACATTCATAAGTTTGTTCGAAAGAATCAATGCACCTGATGGTGATCCAAATAAAATCACAGACGAATCTCAGCTCAATGATTTTTTAGGTAGCGGTCTTAGCTACGAGGACCTTAATAAATTGAGGGCTGAAGTGGCCGGATCAAAAACCGAGAAGGGCAGAGTTGAGAACACGTATAGAAAGCAGCTCTTTGAAATAGCAAAAGGCAGACTTACTAAAAGCAATTCACTCACAGGGATAAAAGACCCAGACGGTGATGAGAGCCTGTTGATGTTCCAGCGGTTTGCTTATGAAAAAATAGACGAGACTAGAAAAGCGGGTAAGCCGCTGTCTGAGCTATTCAATCCAAACAGTAGTGAGTATTTGGGCCAGCACATTCAAAGTTATCAGCGCACTCCGCAAGAGATTATGAAAGCGCAGATGCGCCAGCTTCAGTCAACCCGTCCCCAGACTTTGACACGTACAATGCAAAACCCGAGTCCATTAAATCCAAGTGCCACTAGCCCTAAGCCCGCAAGAAAGGCTGGAGAAAGTATCGCCGATTACCTACAGCGTATTAAACTGGGTCCATCGGGTGCGAGCGCTGAAGGCGGCAACTAGTGGATACAGCGGCAGCTAGCATAGATGAACTACAGCAAGCGGGCTTTGGCGCCGAAGAGATAGATGCATGGAAGTCTGAAACCAGGGGTCAGCTTGAGAGTGCGGGTTTCTCACAAGGTGAAATTGACAACTACTTCGGGATCAAAAACCCGGACATGTCTGCAGTCAAGCAGGTCTTCGACTCAAACTTTGAAAAGCGATCTTCAGCACAAGCACCCGTCCCTCAACAAGAGGCAGGGGCGGGTCCGGTTCAGGGACAATCTGAAGCGCCGAAAGTGGAACAAGCGGACTCATTTCTAGATGCGCTTGAGGCTGGATGGGATATCTCCGTCGCTGGCCTGGCGATACAACAAAAATCTCCAGATGTAGTGCTTCACGAGAACGCGGGCATGTTCTATAGAATCGCATCTCAAGTGGGAACCCTGGCGGGTGATCTGCCCGCCATGATAGCGGGCTCTGTAGCTGGCGGTGCAGCTGGCGGTGCCGCGGGCTCGGCGGTTCCAGTGGCGGGCACGGCATTAGGTACAGCCATTGGCGCCGGGGCTGGCGCGTTCGCGCTTCCAGAATCCCTGCGTCAAGTAATGATGCTCCAGTATGAGCGCGGTGACGTTAATAGCTTCTCCGATTTTTGGGAGCGATCAAGCGCGGTATTCATAGAGACGTTAAAGGCGGGCACTATAGGCGCAGCTACGGTTGGCGTTGGCGGGTTAGTGGCTAAGGGTGTGGCAAAGACCGCGCTACCGGCTGCCGCTAAAACCTCGGCGCAGTTGGCGTCTGAAGTGGCCACCATGACAACCGTTGGCGCAGCGCTTGAGGGGCATATGCCAGAGCCAGCGCATTTCTTAGAGGCGGCTATTGTCCTAGGGGGATTTAAAGCGGCCACATCTTCAGCCGGTAAGCTTAGACAAATATATGCTAGAACCGGGAGGCTGCCAGCTGAGGTGGCGCTTGAGGCGCAGAGCAACCCCGTAGTGAAGCAAAAGATTTTATCAGAGAACGTCCCGGCGGAGCAGGTCATCAGTGCTCTGGAGACTGGCCGCATAGAGGTTAAGCAGGCGCCGCCTCCGGAGAACATACCAACGGTAGAGCCAATCAAAGTTAAAAACCCGGAGCTCTCAGCTGAGGCCAACACAATTCTTTCTAAGGTTTCTAAGAAAGAAGGTAAGCCATCAGAGCCACTGACAAAAGAGCGCGTTCAAGAAGTGGTATCGACAAAGGCCAATGAAGTTTATACAAATTTTGTTGATAAGCTTGACCCTATAAATCAGGTCACAAAAATATTAACAGAGAACAAGGCTGAGCTTCCAGCGGACAAGAACCCATACATATTAAGCCGCATGGCTGTGGACTATAAAGCGAAGGCGAAGGCCTCGTTTGAGCGAGGCACTTTAGACTTTGCCACTAGAGAGTATAAGGGCAAAAGCCTTAGAAGTATTTTAGAGAAGGCGGAGAACTTAGATGAGTTCGAAGCATTCTTAATTTCAAAACGAGTTACAGAAAAGAACGCACAAGGGAAGACTACGGGTTTTGACGTGGCCGCGGCAGAGGCGGTTGTGAAACAAAGCGGAACTAAGTATGAAGCTATTTCAAAAGAATTAACTAATTTTTCAAACGAGATTTTGCAGTATGTAACAGACGCCGGAGTTATTTCAAAACAAGCTGCCACAAAAATGAAGGCGATGAATGAGAACTATGTTCCATTTAAACGCATAATAGAAACAGCAGAAGGCGCGAAGGCCACTAAATCTGGTAAGGCTGGGTCATTAAAAGAGTTCAAGGGCAGTGAGCTGGACATTCAAAGTCCTATCACTTCGGTGATTGAGAACACGATGGAACTCATAAAAATGGCGGAGGCCAATAGGCCGATCGTTGAACTTGTAAAGCTGGCAGAATCCCTAGAGGGTCAGACGCTAATCACTAAGGTGAAATCAAAGGCGACGCCTATAACAGTTGGCGAGAAGCAGGTGGCAAAGCTACTTGAAAAGAATGGGCTTGATCCCGCTATTGCTGAGCCGCTTACTACATACCGAAGAGAGCAGAAGACGCTTGCTCCGAATGAGTTTGCAGTCTACCGAGAAGGCAAGCGAGAAGTATACTCCACAACACCGGAACTTGCTGAAGCCATTAAAAGATTAGACGGAGATGTTGGCTCAACTAGTATGCTATTCAGGCTAGCAAGAGGCGTGACGGTAATTAAAAAATTTGGAATAACTTTTACGCCAGACTTTATTCTAAGAAACTTAATACGGGATAACATAACAGCCAGTGCGTTCTCGAAGTCTAAGGGGCTAAGCCCCGTCGACTTGGTATCTGCCATGGGCGATATTGTTAAGAAGAACGACACATATTATAACTGGCTTAAAAGCGGCGGGGCTAACGGCGCATTCCTAGAGCTTGGCGAGCGGTACATTCAGACCGATATCACTAAGCTTCAAAGAGAAACCAACTTCATGGGCTCTGTTAGAAACGTAGCGCAGAAGCCGATTGATTTTATGCGCGTAGCTGCGGAGCTGAGCGAGCAATCGGTTAGACTTGCAGAGTTTAAGAAGATAGCTAAAGGCGCCACCTCTGGGCCAAAGATTGTTGAGGGTGGGTTTGCTTCTAGAGAAATCACTGTAGACTTTCAGCGCGTTGGCGCCAAGATGTCTGCACTTAATTCTATCACAGCTTTTATGAACGTATCCATTCAGGGTCTTGATAGATCGGCCAGAGCTATCGGACAAGACCCCGCCGGCGTGACCACTAAAGCGCTAGCATACATCACTGCACCAAGTATTCTTTTGTGGTGGGCTAATAAAGACGACGAAAGATACAAAGAAATACCCAGGTGGCAGAAGGACGCTTTCTGGATTATACCTACCGACAACTGGCAAGCGAGTGATGAGAACGAAGCCAGCGGCCTGCCGGAATACATGGTTCAAAGAGACGGCACTCAGGTGTTTGTTAACAAGGGCGCCGTGTACCGGATACCGAAACCAATGGAGCTTGGGGTTGTGTTCGGCTCGCTTCCGGAAAGAATTCTTGAGGGGTTCTTTACTGATAACCCGCGGGCTTTTAAAGACTTTGAAGAAACCATTCTTCAGTCGTTAGTCCCGGCGCTCGTACCCGATGCCGTAGCGCCAGCGATGGAGCAATATTTTAATAAAAGTTTTTTCACTGGCAGTGATATTGTTCCGCACCACTTGAAAGACATAATGCCTGAGTACCAGTTTGTTGAGTACACATCGGAGGCGGCAAAGACGCTCGGCAAAATGGTGGCCACTCTAGATAAGCAAAACGAGTTCGCATCTCCGATGGTTCTTGATAACTACATACGAAGCTGGGGTGGATCTCTCGGACAGTATGCGGTTCAGCTGGCCGATAAGGCACTGAAGAAAGCTGGTATAGCAGAAGATATACCTGAAGCTGAGTCAACACTGGCGGACGTCCCTTTCATTAAAGCGTTTGTAGTTAGGTTCCCGTCATCTGGTGCGGCAAGTGTTCAAGACTTTTATGATAACTATGAAGACACAAACAAGGTACTAAGCACAATCAAGTACCTGGCCAAACAGGGTGACTTTAAGAACGTACAAAAAGAGATGGAGCTTTCTGCGAATCAAGAGAAGCTGATTTCACTAGATGCATCAAGGGCCGCTCTATCCAAACAAAGCCAGTTCATAAAGCTAGTTAACAAAAACCCGGACATGAGTTCTGATGAGAAAAGACAAATGATAGATAGTATGTATCTGATGATGATTGAAACTGCCAAGCAAGGGAATAGACTAGTGGACGAACTTAAAACAGTGACAGAGGAAAAATAAGAATGAGCTTATCATCAACCACCAATAGAGTTTCTTACGCTGGAAATGGGTCAACCACAGATTTCTCATTTCCGTATAAGTTTTTTGCAAACGCAGATCTAGTAATAATTCTTGTGGACTCCGACGGTGTTGAAACCACAAAGACCATCACCACGCATTACACTGTGGCTGGGGCTAGCTCAGAGTCCGGCGGAACTGTCACTATGTTAACAGCTCCTGCTACGGGTGAGACGCTTGTCATATATAGAAATAAAAGTTTCATCCAAGAGCTTGATCTTGTAGAGAACGACGCGGCCCCGGCGGAAGAAACCGAGAAGCAGCTCGACAAGATTGTGATGATGATCCAGCGTTTAAGCGACCTTGTGAATAGAAGTGTAAGACTGACAGACGGATTCAGCGATGCTTTCACGCTAACTCTTCCCGCGGATTTAGCCACGGCAAACTCTTTGCTTGTGGTGAATGCCGCCGGCAACGGGTTTGACCTTGGCCCAACAACTACGGAGCTTGCTGATGCTGAGGCGGAGGCCGCAGCGGCAGCCGTGTCAGCTAGCGCAGCCTCTGCTAGTGCGGATCTTGCTGCGGATTGGGCGGCCAAGATAGACGGTATCGTTGATTCAACAGACTACTCATCAAAGGCGTGGGCGATTGGCGGAACGGGGGTCACGGACACCGCCTCTAGAGGAGCGTCAAAAGAGTGGGCCATCGAAACCTCGGGCACTGTGGATGGGACAAGCTACTCGGCAAAGGAATGGGCGCAAGGAACTCAAACCAGAGGTGTGTCTGGCGGTGGATCTTCAAAAGACTGGGCGAACTACACGGCTGATACCGTGGATGACGCAGAGTATTCAGCAAAGGAGTGGGCCCAAGGTACGCAGACAAGAGGCGTGGCTAGTAGCGGCTCGGCAAAAGACTGGGCCACTTACACTGCGGGAACTGTGGATGACGCAGAGTATTCGGCTAAATACTATTCGCAGCTCGCAGCGGCTAGCGCAGCTCAAGCCGCGGCATTCTTTACAGATGTAATTCAAATAGATAACACCGACTCACCGTACACTGTGGACGCCACACATAACGGCAAGTTCATATCTGTGGACACATCAGGCGGCGCAGTCACAATATCCCTGCCAGAAATATCCGGGCTCACACTTCCGTTCACGCTAGGAGTTAAGCTAGACACCGCAGGCAATACACTGACAGTTAACCCTGGCGGTTCGGATGAGATAGATTTTGGCGCGTCAAAAGCAGTCAGCATTGATGGCGCGGGATTCATTGCCATCGCAGAGAGCAGCTCCACGCCAGATAACTGGTTCACCGCGGAGACCGGGGGCACAGGCATAACATCAGTAGCCACGTTTGGGTCTACGCCAAACACCGCGGGCGCTTCGATATCGGGAACGTCGTTAACTCTTCAGCCAGCCGATGGAACTAACCCCGGCGGAGTATCAACAGCTGCTCAGACTTTCGCAGGAAACAAAACTTTCAGTGGCACGATACTTGGTCCCGCGGGTACGAACTCTCTACCGGCGCATTCTTTCTCCGCAGATCCCGACACGGGGATTTATAACTCGGCAACTAACACGATAGCCTTTGCCACTAACGCCGGTCTAAGGGCAATCATAAATGCCACCGGACAGCTCATTGTTGGCGGCACCAACCAAACTTCTGTGCGGCACGAGTTTTATAACAACTCAACTACTTCGGAAACCATGTACATTCAAAATAGGGATATAGGCAGTTCGTCGGAGCCAAGGGCTAGTATTGTATGCGTGAAAGGCTCTGGGACAACATCTACTTTACAGGTATTCCAACAGTTCTTCATAAGCGCTGGAGCAACTGGTAGCGGCCAGATCAATGCTAACGGCGCGGGGGCTGTGGCATTCGGATCTTTCTCGGACATAAGGCTAAAGGACAACATCAAAGACCTGCCGTCTCAGCTAGAGAGCATTATGAAACTTCGACCGGTGGAGTTTGATTATAAAGATGGCTCTGGTCATCAAATAGGTTTCATCGCACAAGAAGTTGAGAGAGTATACCCAGACTTAATCGGAAAGAATGTAGACGGCATTCTCACAATTTCGGGACTGTCAAAGACCGAGGCAAGACTTGTCAGCGCAGTTCAAGAGTTAGTTAAGAAAGTAGAAAAGTTAGAAGACAAAATGAAGGAAATTAAAAAACAAAAGGGGGATAAAGATGGATGACATACTTTTAAAAGTTAAGGAATTTGCACCGATAATCCTGGAAGTTCTAGGGGCATTGGTACTAGTGGCAACGGTAATTGTGCGCGCCACACCTTCACCTGCGGATGATGCTAGCGTCAGCTCAATAGCGCAGAAGTTCTTTAAGGTTGTTAACTACCTTCCAACTCTAGGCATAAACCCTAGAACTAAGAAGATAGAAGAGACATATAACGAACTTAAGAACAAGAATGCTTAAGGCTATCCTAGCACTTTTGACTGCTCTTCCAGAGATATTGCGGCTAATAAACAAACTGGAAGAGCAGCACAAAAAAGACGGAGTCAACAAGAGGGTTAAGGATGACATCAAAAAAATCAACGATGCCTTTGCTAGTGGTGACTCTTCTGCTCTTGATCGTATCTTTCGCGGCGACTCTTAGCGGCTGCGCCTCCACAGAGGAGCCCGCAGTATTTGACGCCCACTGGAACATACAAGGTGACAAGGCGTGCTTAAGTAAAGACGATGTAATCAAACTCAGAGAGACGCTAATAAGATGCAAAACGAAGTAGCTCAGACGCTGGCAAGCCTTGATATGAATACCGTATACACTTTTGTGGGTATGGGGATCATAACAAACCTCGGCATAATAGGAACCATCGTGGCCTTCGTGGTTAAGAGCATCCACAAAACCACGTGGCTAGTGGCTAAGTATGACTCAAGATCCGAGAAGCAAGACAGAGACATCAACGCAAGCTTTCAAATGATAAGAGAGCTCCGCGATAAGCTTGATGAAACCTATGTACTAGTAAAAGAAATTAAGGCGCGTGAAACAACTAATAGATAAGGCATGTATCAAATGGTCTTCTCTTTTGCTGATGGTTGTAGCCACCGCGTTTCTACTTTACTTCGGATACATAGAACTTAAGTTCTCTAAGATGCAAAAGCAGCTAGATGCCAACAGCCTTTGCTGTGAAGAGTGTCTAATCTACAATTGATCCCAATCAATTTGATGGCCAATCCAAAGGCTCATTGATTCCCTACAAGTACTCAAGTCTGGAAGTAGGTACGCCGTTGATCTATCGCCGCCTAAAATTCTTGCTCTGATGTTCACGCGAGGGCAAAGCTGCTTCAGCTTACACCCTATGGCTTTTGCACTCATAACTCTAGACCTCGAGTTTTTCCCTTTAGAGAAATGAAGGAAAGCGTTTCTAAGTTTAGATTTTGAAACCCGATCCGGCCAGCTATCCTCAAACTCCAGCCCTGGAAGAGCGGCATCAGATAGCGCCTGAAACCAGAACTCTTCAAACAGGTCTAGCGAATTAATTTTTTGATCCAGTAGCCACTGGGTTTTTGGTATCACGTTTATATCAACGGAGTTTAGATCAAAGGTCTTTAGATAGTGCATCAGCACTTCATTGCCGCCCTTTTCATCAATACCGATTCGCATCTTGTGGAAAAATTTGTTGTCTTGTTTTCTGCCCTCGCCAACTTGAAACACCGCGTACCTGCGCTCATCGCTACTGGCCGGAACAAGCCACTCTTCATTACCTATAATCACAAATCGGCAAAGGTTATCTACCTTGTAAACCTCTTTGCCTTTTCTTTCTATTTGAATTTCTGTCTGCGTGGTTAGGCTCTTGAGCTTACCCTCTGCCGCCTTATCGCCAGACCAAAAAGCCTCATCAAGTACTAGGCATAGGGCGGAGTCCAAGTGTCCATTAAAATTACCAGTAAGATACCTGCCGTCATGAGCCACGCTATAGTGTCCGCCTCCAAGTAAACCCCCAACTCTATCAATGAGCGCATTCTTTCCGACGCCTTTGGTACCCTTGAACACTAAGGTTGTAAGCGGTCTTTCATATGGCTTTTGAATCATGTGCGCAAAATACCCCATGAGCCACGCAAATAAAGATTCATCGGAATCACACACGTTCTTAAGCGCGTGTTCCATGAACATGTCAAAGCTCTCTTTGGCTAGAGCTCCGGCCCGTTCATATGGCGTGGCCTTACAAGCAAACCCTCGCCACAGATTATAATAGTTAGGGGGCACCTGGATCTCTGGCCTAAAACATAGGCCTTCATATTGGCGACGGCCTTTCCAATCAAGCCACAGCTCTGCCACAGTCTTGGCCCTACCGCTGCCTTGTTGCACAAGATCGGGAGAAAACTTTCTTTTAAACGACATCTCATTTAAAAAAACCCTGGCAGGTCTACCCTTTTCATCATTAGTTTCAAATAGTATTGAGTGCCCATCTCCAAAAATTAAGGCGTACTTTTCATTCATCTTTTCTAAAAAGCTTTTCTCAGTGTCATCAGAGTTAACAACACTGAACTCCGTCTCCGGGGCAAGCGCACCTGGCGCCAATAGTCCGTAGCTATAAGCGTTTAGTACCTTGGATTTTAATTCATGTAAATCCCATGGCGGAAGGCACCTTTCGTTCCAGTGGCCGAGCATAAGGTCTATCGCCACCTCGGGTCTTACGCCAAAGTCTTTAACTCTGCATGCAACTTGATAGGTAGTGGCGTCACCGGAATCGCCTTGAAAAGCGAGCGGAGCTTCAAGCTCAAGATATTCTTTCACGCGGGCAATTGCTTGTGACTCATTTATGTCATCAAGATTAACCTCTAAATTCGATTTCTCTTTCGGCGTTGAGCAGCTAGCAATTATCCAGTCAGGACAGTCGCGCACTTCAAAAACTTTTGAATTGAACTTGTATTGTTTACCGTTTATTTCGCTGCCGCTTCCGACTATGTATCCGCCGTGAGATCTAATATCAAGACCTCTGGCTAAAACATCAGAGCCCTGCTTCACTGCTTTAGCGGCCTTAAAGATAAGGTGCATGCCGCCAGTGGGGGTTTCTTGTGTAAGAGTTTGGCCGAAGTACTTGCCCTCAAGCTCAAGCTTTAAGAGCTCATCGCTGCCGCTCTTATCATTCTTGTTATCTACATCAACAACAACAAGCCCCTGACTACAGTTATAACTAGTGGTACAAATGCCGATATTGTATGGCTGCTCAACTCCGAGCACCGGGTCTATCCACCAACTTCTTATTTGTTCATGTTCTTTAGTCGCTCGGTTTACAAAGTCGCTGATAAGTGGCAGCTTGCTGTTCGGCCTCAGCGGGAATACATGAAAACCCATGTCCGCTAATTGTAAGGCAGCCTTTAAGAAGCTCATTTTCTAAACCTCTCTGCGCGCCAACCTTCAGCCGCGATCGGAAGTCCGCTCGCCCATGCTGGGATGTCAGTCATAAGCTGTTCCACTTCTATTTCGGAGCCGAAAGTTTTTGGCACCTCGACCACGCACTCATCATGAACGTGCATCACAATAGGATATCCCGCTAATTCGAGCTTTGGCATCACGTTTGACAGCACGCATCGGGCAGTGGCCTGCGTCACGTTCTCGCATAGCTTGCCTCCATAGGTCTTGGTTCGTAGCCACTTACCATTTATAGAAGTCTTGTATGTGAGTGTCTCTTTTAAACCTCCCCACGGGGTAGAGACGGCCTCAATCTTAGGATAGGGATAACAAATAACTCTACCCGATGGCAGCTGACACCAAAGGAAAGAGCCAGCCATTTTAAAGGCTACCTTAATACCTAGGGGGCCGACCTTGTATACATCGCCCGGATACTTAACCGCGGCTAAGGCCGCGGACTCAAGGTCAGACCAATACTTAACAATGCGCCTGTTGGTGTCTCGCCACGCGAGCTTAATTCTATCAGCTTCTGTATCTGTTATGGATAGCCCATAGACTTTAGCCATGGATTGAAACGCAACAACCCCGCCTTGATAACCAAGCGCTAGTTCCGCCACTTTCCCTACCATTCGCTGCTGTTTTGTCACGTACTCCATGTTGATCCCATATATGTCGGCAGCTGCACGCTCATATATCTTGCCGCTAGTAGCGAACGTCCGTGTCTTACTGTCTTGCCCTGCTAACCAAGAAAGAACCCGAGCTTCAATGGCGGAGAAGTCGCATCCTATAAAGTCGAAACCAGGTTTTGATTTAATGAAAGCACGGATGCAGTCACTCACAACAGAAAGCGCGGAGCCGAAAAACATAGAGAGTTCTTGGCATATGTCTTCTGTTCTGCGGCCTGAGCATATGATTTCTAAAGCGGCCTCAATGTTTTCTTGAGATAGAGAGGGCCTAGGAAGGTTATGAAGCTGCACTCGTCTTCCCGCCCATCTACCTGTCGTTGCACCATGGTATTGAAAGAGACCCCGAATACGGTTGTCATTAACCATACCCAGAGTCATAGCGTTTAGCTTCGCAGTTGACGTCTTTGCTGCCTCTTTTCTCAGCATAAGGGCCCGTCTACATACCTCTGGGAGGTTGGCGTCATCTAATAGCTCCGCCACCTCGTGCTTCGCAACTGAGGGCACATCAACGTCATTAGATTTAAGCCAATCAACTATCTGACCGACGGCGGAGCACGTGGCCACGGCGCCAGATGTCACCTCTCGCATCTCGCTATCAAGCCTGCGCTTTTCAAATTCAATGAGTTCGCCGGCCTTTGCAATTGCCGCGGTATCAATACCAACGCCGCGCCTATTTATGTGCCAGTCTCTTACCCAAAGCTTCTGCTCTTCAGCACTTAAAACCCTTAGACGCTTGTAAAGTTCTCTTTCCACAGCCACATCTTGAATGCAGTACTCATACAGAATTTTAAATTTCTCTGGCGCAGAATCTTCGGTCCACCATGTGGGCTCTGGTAGCGCAGCGCCAGCTCGCGGCCTTGAGAGCTGCATCATCACGCGCTTTCCTTGCATGTCTTTTCTAGACTCAAGCCCGCACGCAGCGCTTGCGCCATCTAGCGAGCCCGGAAGTCCCATGGCGTAAGCCATCGCCATAGTGTCGTGGAGCTGCTCAACTGAGAGTTCCGGCCAATTAAGTTTGGGGGCTAAGACTTGGTTCCAAATAAGAATTTCAAAGCCACCAACATTATGCCCAACGACTGTGTCTAAATTTCTAACGTGAGTTAAGAGCGCATCTGGCGGGGGAGCACCGGGTTTCCACAAAGACACCGGGCCGTCATTAATGACCCACGCCATACAAAGAACATCGGTTGTCTTATCACTTGCGTAAACGTCCGACCCGCACTTTGGCAGGTCGCACTCTGACCTAGTTTCAAAATCTATATAAGCAGTAGACGCCACTCTTATAGTCCCCCTCTATAATTGGCGGCCCGGAGCAGCGCGATGCATTAGGAGATTCACAGGCCATACTTAACCTACCCTGCAAAAAACGGATCGCCCCACTCCGGACCATAAAAAATTTAACTAAAAATAGAACCCGCAGAACCTTGGTTTTCGTCTGTACCGGCTATTGGCGCAAACTCATCCTCGGCCTTGGCATTACCCCCACCGAGCGGCGTAGCGTCAGCAACCTTTTGAATGTTATTTAGTCCAAAAGAAATGCCCGCATTCCCCATCTGTTCATATGCATACGCTCTGACTGAAGCCACCGCCCAGCAACCCGCGTAGAATTCTTGCCTATCAATGATCGGCTCTACGTTTTGATTAACGACCTGCGGACGCTGATAGCTTTTTAAATTCATAAAAATTGCGCCGGCCTCATGCCCATCTGGCAGAACAAGATTTCCGCTGTCATTTTCTTTTGCCTTCTCGGCTTGATCTCTAAACGGTGACCTTAAGTTTCTTGGCCACTTGTTTTTGTTAGCGCCCCACTTCTCTATCGCCACGCTTTCGGCCTCAGCTTTTAGCTTTGATAGGTCCGCGCCTTTAGGAAAGAGAGCCACAACTGAGTACTCTTCTTTCTTACTTAAAGCGTTTAGCTTTGCTTCAAAGACGCTGGGATAAGAAGCTCTGAATCTTGGTGTGATGATTGTAGCCATTCGTTTTCTCCTTTTTATAGGTTTGTGTTAAGAGCCGATTAATGCTGGCTTTTTAATTTCGCATTCAGGTTCAACAGTTGTTGGCCGCTTACCATCGGGGTTAATCTGAAGACTCTCTGCTTCTGAAAGTATCTCCTCAATCTGCTTCGTATTGGCCGCGGGTTCCTCTGGATTTATATCAAGCTCTAGCTGCTCAACGCTTGATTCAAATCTATCTTCATTCATAAACGTGACCCCCTTCTATTTTAATAAACTCATGCTGCGCTCCGACCTTAGCTGCCGCTCTCTTATCTGATGCGTGCACAAGAGCAAAGCCAGAGCTTTCTTTAACCACAAATTCATCGAGATATTCTCTAGATTCTTTTGATATTAATTTTTCCACTTGGGCTGGCGACATAAGTTTTGACTCAAAAAACTCCACATCTGGCGCAATATCAGATAACGCTTTGGCAGTGGCCTCTTCGCTAAAGCGCCACTTTCTACTGGCTCTCTTCTCTACAAGTTTGTACTCAGCTGGCGGATTTCCGTGCATGGCCTCTTGATACGCAGTCTCTCGAACTTGTTTGATCCACGCTTCAATAGCTGGGATAGCGTCAAGGGCCTGAGAAAGCCTGATAGAGTCGTAAGATCTAATTACTTGAAACTCTGCCTTAGCCACCGCAAGCGCACGCTCTCTAAGAACAGGACACGCATCGGCTGCGGCTGGGCAAAACCGGCAATGATCGCCAGGGTTAATGGCCGCCTTTGGATCTTCCGTTGCTATGGCATCAGCTTTTAAATCTGCCATGAAATCAAGGAGCTCCACCGCGTCCACTTCGCAGCGTCTTATAGGTCCCCTTGAGTGATGACACCTGGGCTGAACAATAATTAATTCAACAGTGCTACAAACAAACCCAGTTGATAGCAGAGCGCCAGTTCCGTAGTAAAGAAGTTGTAAGTTGTTTTCTACTTCCACCGGGATGCCTGCCCCGTGCTTATAATCAAACACGAGTAGCTTCTTTTCTTTCTCAAGATAGAGCACGCAGTCAGCTGTGCCAAACAGCCCTGGGTGCACGGATGATAAATCAAAGCGGTGTTCTATGAGGACATGACCTTTTGAGACCTGGCACCCATGGCATTTGGCTTCTTTTATAACCTCAGAAACATAGTACTTAACGTGTGATAACTCTTCGGCAGAATACCCGGCAGGGATGAGCGGCTTTCCCGTATTAAAAAAAGCATCCTCTAAAAGCTTGGCCGCAATGTCGTGAGCCACCGTGCCGGCTTCGGCATAGTCGCTGTGCTTTTGCTCCACCCCATGAGAGAGTCTAACGGATGCGGGGCACGCTTTCCATCGGTAGTAAGATGATGCACCTATTTTAGAGTGCGTAGGCTTGGTTGCGGCTTTCATAAAAGTGTTGCGGGTTTACTAACCTGCAATCGCCCTTTTGCAAGCGCTAATGAATTTAGGATAATCGGCCTCAGAAAGGTCAGAGAGTTTCTGACAATTAAACTCAATCAAGATAGCCTTGGCCACCGCTATGTTTTTCTCGGCGCACACTTTTTGTAGCGCTTCAGCTACTTCACTCTTAGTGGCCATCTGAGACTTGATTTCTTTTGAGACTTTTGCCTTAACCGCTTCTCTGTCCACTTCAATATTTGGTATTGTGTGCATAACCGCCGCGGGTTCAGGCCGCTCAGCTACTTTCTTCGAAGTTTTTTTCTTTTTTTGTTTCTTATCAAGTCCGTTTACGTGCTGAATCTCAATCTCTGGGCCAGCCTCATCTTCCACGCTCTCAGACTCTTCAGAAACTTTGAGATAGTCGATGTGGGATTGATTTAATATCTCTTTAGGATCGAGTTTGCCAACCGACTGAAGATCCACTGCGCTATCAGTGACATCCGGCTTTGGCATAAACGCCATGAGCTTTTGCTGCAGTTGTTCAAAGTTGTCCGCTTGTATTTTAATTTCAATCATTGCCGCCCCCTAATGCATGTCTAGTAGTCGTATGGAAGAATCAAATCTAGATCAAAAATTTCAGTCAAGTCACGCGTTTTGATTTTAATTATGTACATTATGCGAGTATCAAGAGTGCCGTCGAGAGATAAGAATCGTACATGTACCGGATTTTCTTGGCCAATCCTGTGACAACGCATAACAGCTTGTGCATTGTTTCCTGGAACCCAATCTTGCTCCACGAACAAAACATTATGGCTTGCTGTCAGCGTCACAGCCACACCCGCGGCCTGTATGTTTCCGATGAACACGCGGCAGTGCTTGTTGTTTTGAAATCTATCGACGTTCTTTTGTTTTTTCTCTGCGTTATGCTTTCCATAAAGTGTCACGGGATTAAAATCCCTGAGCCCCGCGCGTATTTCTTCAATCACATCTCGGTGCACGGCGAAGATAACAATCTTTTGATAAGCATTGGCCTCAAGCTCTCGCTTTACTAACTCAACCGCAGCCTTTACTTTTTGAAGCCCAATGTATCGTCTGATGGTTGAGACGCTGCTACTTATGGCCTGAATCGCAGCAACGCTGTCAGCGTTCTCAACCTTCATATTGTTCCACACATCGGAGAGAAGTTTGTACTGTCTATCCAGCTCGGCATAGAGCTCTTCAGATCTGTTCTTTGGGATAAAGTACTGAGTGAATGAGGCCATGACCTCAAGATCCACAGGGCCTGGCTCGACGTTTATATGACCATAGGTAATGGGCGGTAGCTGCTTCATAACATCTCTTTTCAATCGTCTTAGTAGGATGGGTTTGAGCAGCTCTTTGAGCTCGGGTATCTTGGCCCGGTTGGCGCCTATGATCTTTTTGCCATAGCTCGCCTGCCTTGTCAGGCAAAAATAATCAGTGAATGCCTCATATTTGAGCACTGTGCAGCCAAAACTGTAGAGCATAACCCAGAGCTCTGCGGGATTATTAGGCGCTGGCGTGCCAGTTAATAGCCAGCACCGCTTGGCGTATCTAACTAACCCCGTCACAGAGAATATCGCCTTTGTGCGCTTAGCCCCTGGATCTTTAAGGAAGTGCGCTTCATCAACCACTAGGCAGTCAAACTTTAATTGTTTTAGCCGCTCAAGATTGGCCACCACAAACTCAAAAGACACAATCAAAGAGGTTTTAGGGTCTATGTCTTCTGAGAGTTTTTTGGCCACGAGATATGTTCTTTTCGTCTTTGCCCAAAACTCCAGCTCACGCAGCCAATTAATTCTTGCTATACTGGGGCAGACAATTATGACCTTTTGAGCACGGATGCGATCTAGGCCACGGATGGCCTGCACTGTTTTGCCAAGACCCATCTCATCCGCCAGCAAAGCAAAGCGCTTTTGGGCCAAGAACTCAGAGCCCTCAAGCTGATACGGGAACATCTCCGGCGGCGGCTGTAAATTCATGAGACCTTGGCGTTTGGTTCTATGGCCTTTGCCGCCATGTGCGCCCTATATGCGTGTCCACTTCTAATGTCTTTGATCACGTGGCCGAAATACTTTAGCCCATATATAGCCAGTAGGGTGGCTTCTGCCTTGTCGTGGTCTTTCTTAAGCGTGAACCTACCCCTTGCGGCTGGGAACATCATTTTGGCCTTGTCTATGGACTCCATTTTGATCTGGCTTAGCCCCAGCGCCGGCTTCCACACCTGCGGCTTCACCGTCATCGTGGTGATGCAGCTTGCCGCCAAGGCCCCGTGTATCTGTCCACAAGCATGACCGAACCTAAAGGTCGAGCTTAAGCCTTGATTAGGCATAGCTCCTGGCTCTTCTAATATGGCAAGGGCCGTGTCTTCGGCATAGATTCCAATCATTGTAGCCACCGCGTTTATGTCCAGCATAGAGAAATATCCCTGCCGCCTAGTTCTAGTGGCTCGCCTATATACCGGCAGGCACTGACAGTCCACAAGCGTCATAGTGTCCATATTGACCACGCTGATGGCCCCTGACGCCACGCCAGGGTCAATGCCTATTATGAGTGGCCTAATAGCCTTCATCGTCTACCCGGCGCTATATCATCGGCGGTTAGCAGTAGGCCGGCGTGTCTTGAGGCTTTTAGGACATATTTAAGAGATTGAGGCGGTATTATGCCCCCGGTGCCTAAGCTTGCTCGAGGGTACGTCCATCGATATATGGTTGAGGCGTGCCACCTAATATCTGGGAAGGTCTCCTCTAGGCATCTAAGTAGCTCTCGTGCGCCGCCAAATTTGTCTATAATGCGCTCGGCCTGCGTCTTTTGGAAGATAGCCACTGTATGACCATCCATTGGCCCGGCGCCAGGCCTAGCCCGCATGCGGTGAAGCTGCTTCTGTACCTCTTTAAATTCTCTTAAAGTGTAAGCACCTTTAGGCGCAGGCGGCCTTTGGCTGGATCGACGCTTTAATTCGCGTCGTTTTAACTTTACGGCTTTTTTGTCCGCCTCGCTCAAATCTGCCATCGGTTAACCAATCAGATACCCCTTTAAATCAGTCGGTAGGTATGATGTTTTATTTAATTTTGGATTCTAGTGGATGTTCTTGAGCTGGGATTAGTTAACCACACTGCAGGCGGGTATGTCAATACTGAGCGCTACCGGATGCTACCGGATGCTACCCGATGCTACTAGAGGTTACTAGAGTAGGGGCTAAAAACTAATAAAAAGCCGCGCCAAGGGTGGTGTTTGACTTAAGCCAAAGCCCCCTTGAGCGCGGCCAAAAAGACGGACGAACTACCCCAGGGCTTAGTTGGGGTCTTGGCGTTTGTCTTTTAAAAGCGCCCAAATGTGGGCCGCATCAGCATCAAGTTTATGCGGCCTACGCTTCGTAATAGAGCCAGGCTTTTTAAGCGAACACTCCTTGCCCTCAAGCTTTATTAACACATAGACCATGATTAGGAAAGGCAGGACCTGTATGGCCAGACCTACTAGCATTCTTATAGCGTCGTCACTCATACTCTGGGCCCTCATTTCTTATAGCGAAGTGGAGGATGGCAAACCTTCTTATTTTGCCCGTCTCCACATCGGTTGTGAGTATCTGTATGGCCGGCTGGCCAAAGACTTTAAATATTTCATCAAATTCGAGTTCCATACCGGGCAGAAACTCCACCAATAACCGACCATCCTCGAAGCTCAGGGTCCCCACCTGCAGTTCGTGACCACGGGTTTGGTGCGTCTGTAATATCATCATGGCCTATGCCCCCTTTGGATTGCTACCGCCATCATTGCCATTTCCGCTTTCGCTCGTATCACCCAGGGCGAACAGAGGGCCATAGGCTTCTCGGCCATAGGCTTCTCGGCCATAGGCTTCTCGGCCATAGGCTTCTCGGCCATAGGCT